CACGCTCCTATACAGGCGTCAAATTGCAAATGCGAGTGCTACCATAGGCCCCGTTGACATTGTTGTAGACAGCAATTCAAATTTTTATATCTATGCAACAACCCAAATTTCGGGAGAGCAGGTTCCTTATATTTCAAAGTACGACAATACCGCCGTTAATTTGTGGCAAAGAATATATGCCCCCTCTCCTAACATTACCAGTAGTGGTGGAGTCGGGGTCCAAGTAGATTCCACCGGAAATGTCTATCTGCTGACTAGTCAATCTGATAGCAACAACAGCACTAATGCCTTTTTCAGCAAACTTCCTGGGGATGGTTCTGGTCTAGCCATTTACACGGTAAACACGGGTTCTTTTGCGTATGCCCCGGCGTCCCTTGCTGACACCTCTGCGGTACTAGGCACCTCCACGGTCCCGGCTGTAACGTCAACTAGGAGTGTTACAAACACCACAGTTACCTACACTTCTATCAGTGTGGCAACCTCCACATTCACGACGTCAACTACTGCTGTCGACGCGGCAGGCGGTCTCGTCTGGATCAAGCAGCGTAACGCGGCAGCAAACCACGCCCTCTACGACACTGCTCGCGGGGCCACTCTAGATCTGTTCACAAATGGGACGGACGCCCAAACGACGCAGACAGAAGGCGTTACCAGTTTCCTGTCCAACGGCTTCACTATAGGCACGCTCGCCAAGGTCAATACGTCAGGCAACAAGTACGGCTCGTGGCAGTTTCGCGAACAGCCGGGCTTCTTCGACATTGTGACCTACACGGGCAATGGCACGAATCGGACCATTCGGCATAACCTTCAATCTGTGCCGGGCTGCATTGTTGTAAAGGCAACAAGTGGCGCTGCGGACTGGCAGGTGTACCACCGCAGTCTTGCCGCCACGGAGTACGCGGTATTAAACAGCACGGCAGCGGCAGCCACGGGCGCCTCACGCTGGAACAGCACGGCGCCAACAACGAGCGAGTTTAGTCTAGGCACAGACTCGTCCGTCAATGCTAACGGCGTTACCTATGTCGCCTACCTGTTCGCGCACGACGCGGGCGGTTTCGGCGCAACCGGCACGGACAATGTGATTAGTTGTGGAAGCTACACTGGTAACGGCTCTACAACCGGCCCGGCTGTCACACTGGACTGGGAACCCCAGTGGCTCCTTGTGAAGCGCGCTACTGGAGGCACGGGCGACTGGAATCTCATCGACAACATGCGCGGCTTTTCCTTGGCCAGCATTGATGCTGAAGCAAATCCTAATCTTGACGCCTTTGACGACAGCGGCGCATTTGCTGCGCCAACGGCCACGGGTTTCCGAATCCGCACGAACAATGCGGGTTATAACGCCAACGGTTCTACCTACATTTACATTGCCATCCGGCGCGGCCCGATGCGGACCCCGACGACCGGCATCAGCGTCTTCTCCCCGATTGCTTCGAGCGCGGCGACCGGCACCAAGCTGACAACTGATTTTCCCGTGGACGCGCAAATCTTCAGTTTGCGAACTGGCACCACTAACAAGGGGCAAGCCTACGACCGACTCCGTGGCATTAGTGCTGTGCGTATATCTGGCGCAATCGAACAGGGGCAGCAACTTCTCACAAACAGTACGGCGGCGGAAACCTCCGCTACCAATACCTATAATTGGGACAACACCGGCTTTTTGATGCCTACCAATTTCAGCGGTACCAGCACTGTATTCTGGAACTTCCGGCGCGCCCCTGGCTTCTTTGACGTAGTGGGCTACACAGGTACAGCCGCCTCCGCAACATTTAATCATAATTTGGGCGTGGTGCCCGAGTTGATGGTTTTCAAGCGCAGGAACGGCGTTACAAACTGGGCCGTATACACGGCTTCAACGGGCGCCACAAAAGCTTTGTATTTGGACGACAGCAGCACCGGGTTGACAAGCTCCACGTTTTTTAATAACACCACCCCAACCTCTTCCGTATTCAGTGTTGGTACAGGTTTAAGTGCCTCTGGCGGCACCTATGTGGCCTACCTCTTCGCCTCCTGTCCCGACGTCAGCAAAGTTGGCAGTTACACAGGTACAGGCGCAACTCAGACTGTCAACTGCGGATTCACAGGCGGGGCGCGGTTTGTTCTCATCAAACGTACCGATAGCACAGGTAACTGGATTTGCTGGGATACGGCCCGTGGTATCATTGCAGGCAACGATCCCTACCTGATCTGGAACGCGCCCGCTGCCGCCGAGGTCACCAACACCGACTGGGTGGACACGGCTGCGAGCGGCTTCGAACTTAGCGCCGCTGTTGGCAATCTAGCCAATACTAGCGGCGGTAGCTACATCTTCTTGGCAATTGCGTAAGGAATACATGATGGAACTTCGAGAGCAGGCCACCGGCCACATCATCACCGACGCCCAGTTCCGGGCGCTTCACTCTAACACTTCTTTCCCGCCCACTATCGATTACGCGGCATGGGGCTATGACGTTATCTTCGAGGGCCCTCAGGCAACCGGGGCTACCGTCTACCAGTACTCCATGCGTCAAGGCGTCGAGCAGATTGGTGACAAGTGGTATACTAAGTATGTGCTTGGCCCCATCTTCACCGACCCCGACGAAGAAGCTGCGTATAAGGCACGCCTCGACGAAGAGCAAGCTACCCGTGTTAGGACGGAACGGAATGCCAAGCTGGCTGCGTGCGACTGGACGCAGGTGGCTGACGCGCCCTTCGATGATGCGGGCAAGGCAGCGTGGGCAGCGTACCGGCAGGCTCTGCGGGACATCAGCGTGCAGGAAGGCTTTCCGTGGTCGGTGGAGTGGCCGCAGGAGCCGGGGTGAGCGAGGTGAGCGAAGTTTGTTGACAACCCTCACCGCTCTGCGTATAGTGGGCTCCTAGCCAAGGAGCAGCCATGAGCGACAAGATCAACCGCGTCCAACTCCTCAATGACGCGAAGCTACAATTGACACCGTGGACCACTGAGGACGGGCGCCTGTTCCTCGACTATACTGAGGCCGGCGTCCGTCGCACCCTGTCCATCGCACCTTCCGGCTACTGCGACTTCCGGGGCTGGTTCAGCGCATTCTGCGTTGACACGGCGGGTCACCTGCCAAATGGCGATCTCTCTTCTGCGGCCCAGGTGTACTTCTCTCATTGGGTGCGCTCGTCTGGTCAGAAGGTCAAGGACTACATCCGCGTTGGTGGCAAGCTTGGCGACCTGTACTTGGATATCGGCAATGATGCCAACGACGCTTGGCACATCAGCGCCAAGGGTATCACTAAGGTTCCGGGCGGCCCCACCCACATCCGTATGCTTCGCGGCGCCGGCATGTTGCCGCTTGTCGAGCCTGACTTGTCGGTTCCGGCGTCCGAGTTCCCGGCCCTGCTGAAGCAGTTCGTGGCTGCCGACGATGACGCTATCATGCTGCTCATCGCCTGGTTGTTGGGCTGCCTGCGTCCCGAGGGTCCCTACCCCGTCCTCACCATCTCAGGTGAGCAGGGTTCTGGTAAGTCCACCATCCTGCGCCTGATGCGCCGCATCATCGACCCGCACGCCCTCGACATGCGTACTCCGCCCGAGGACCAGCGTGACCTGCAAGCCATGGTTCGCAACTCTTTCGTCCTCGCCTACGACAACGTCTCCCACATCTCCAACAAGATGTCGGACGCTCTTTGCGTTATCAGCACCGGCACCGGAGCCCAGGGTGGCCGCGCACTCTACACCAATGCGGAAGAGTCTGCTGTGCGCGTCTGCCGACCCGTTGCTATGAATGGCATTCCTGACGTCGTTGAGCGGGGCGACCTCGTTGACCGCTCCATTCACGTTCACTTACCCCGCATTGATCCTAAGCACCGTCGTGATGACAGCGAGTTCTGGGATGCCTTCCACGCCAACCATGCCAAGCTGCTGGGCTCCCTTATGAATGCTGCATTGATTGCTACGCAGAACTATGGTAATGTAGTGCTGGCTGAAAAGCCGCGCATGTCTGCTTTCGCTGTGTGGGCCGTCGCCGCCGAGAAGTCTTTCGGGTGGCCCGAGGGTCGTCTCATGGAAGTGTACAAGCACAACCGTTCGGCAGCCGAGAGCCACATGCTGGAGTTCCACGGCCTAGCCTCTGCTATGCTGCGTATGATGGAAAAGCAAAAGGAGTTCTCTGGAACTTATCCGGATTTGATCGGACAATTGGAAATGAACATCGGTCCCCGCGAGAAGCTGCCGCAAACTTCCCATAGCTTTGCTGCGGAACTCCGCCGTATTAGACCTGCTCTCGAACGCCATGGTCTCCGCTTTTACAGTGCCGGGCGTTCTGGTAGTTCTAATCAAAAGGGCCGGTCTCGCATTTCCATCGTTCGCGTTGACGATGAGGACACAGTACCTGCATGAGTGAAGACGAACCCTACGTTCCCAAAGTTTCGACCAAGCCCAAGCCAGACCACCTGAAGCGAAAGGAGAAGGCGGATCGGGAGCGTAAACCCAACCGCCCCTCCCAAGGCATGCGCCAGCGCAAGTACCGCCGCGAACTGCGTGAACTCAACATTCACCAGCCTAAGCGCGTCGTCACTAAGCAGCATGTGGAGGCGATTCGTTCCATCAAGGACCAACTCCGCGAGACGTGGCACGCGCATTGGGACAAGGTGGAACGCTTCAAGAACCTGACCCCCAAGCAGGTTGAGTTCGCCCGTCAGTACGCCATTAACGGTCGGACCAACAAGTGCGGTGCGGCCCGGCTCGCCGGCTACGACAGCGGCAACTACAATATCCTGCTTCGTATCGCCAACCGAAACCTAGCCATTCCACACTTCCACGACCTAGTAACTGCGTTCGAAATTGAGGAGAAGGCCCGCATGAAAATTTCCGTCCAAGAAGTAGTCGAGTGGTTCCAGCGTATCGCTGCTGCCGCCATGGAAACCGGCGACTACGCAAATGCGAATCGTGCCATGGAAAACCTTGCTAAATATCTTCAGATGTTTGTAGAACGCAAGGAAATTACTCATCGAACAGTCCACTCGCGGGAAGAGTTGGACACCCGTATCAAGGAGCTTACGTCGGTGAGGACCGAATCCGGATTAACTGATGGATACTAAAGAGGATAAGCTTCTACAGGCTAAAGCAGAGCTTGTAGAAGTCCTCCACCAAAAAGCCGTACTTGAAGCACGCGACGACTTTTATGTCTTCGTAAAGCTGCTTGCACATTTGATGCTAGATGGGAATGATTTTCGCAACGGGCGGCACATCCAAGCCATCGCCGCCACTCTGGCCGACGTAGAGGAAGGTTCCATCCCTCGCCTCATGCTGGCGTTGCCGCCGGGCTCCATGAAGTCCGTCCTCCTCATGCTGTTCGCCGCGTGGTCTTTCGGGCGCAACCCGACTTGGCGTGTCATGTGGATCTCACATACCACGGACAAAGCGGTTGAATGTTCGGGCCGTATCCGCGACCTAGTCCGTTCCACTGAATACCTCGAAATCTTTCCGGGCGTCCAGATCCGCGACGACATGTCGGGTGTCACCGGCTGGAAACTAACTGCTGGCGGCTCCTTCCTCCCGGCAGGCGCAGGCAAGTCC